TGGCACTAAAATTTTCAGATAAGTAGTTAATCACACTATTAATTTATGACTGAAATTCTAAATATCATTTCTATTTTATCAATGAGTACAATTGCATTTATGGTAATCATATTATGGACCCTTTGGGTCCTATATGTTGCCATGATGAGTATAGATCGTGCGATGGAAACTATGACTCTTCCATGGCAGGCAAAACTGTTAGTATGCCCCACAAGATTCGTAATACGATTTTGTGGAGTTGCTGGCTAATGGAATCGTTTGTACAATAATATTTTTAGACATTCCAAAAGAGTTTACAGTAAGCGATAGACTTAGACGATATTATGAAAATCAAGAACGGGCTGGGTGGAGAATGATTCTGGTAACATTTGTAAAACCAATGCTAGATCCATTTGATCACCAAGGCCCACACATTTAAGGAACCATTATGGGATTATTCGATAGATTTAAAAAGAAGCCAGTGCCTGCTCCAAAAGTAGAGCCCAAGGCGAAAAAGAAAACAGCAAAAGAAATTGCCACAGAAAACAAAGAACCCTATGTTGACATTGTTAGTGTAGAACTTGATCCTGAAAACATCGGGCAAGGTTCTTTTGAAATCGACTGGAACGATTACTTTGTTGCTAAACTTGTGCGTTCAGGATACAAAGGCAAAGACGATGAGCAGATTGTTGATCAATGGTTCCAAGATGTCTGCAGGCACGTTGTGTTAGAAACTTACGAACAGTACGATGCAAACAATCCACGCCCAGTAAACACTGTACAAAAGAAAGATATCGGCGGCGGCAGAACCGAAGTAAGTTAAAAAATATAAAAATGATACTTTACGTCAACGGAGATAGTCACAGTGCTGGACACGATGCCGGAGGTCCTGAGTTTGCATACGGTAAACGCATTGCAGACCAACTGACATATGATTATGTGTGCGATGCAGTTCCCGGATGTAGTAATCGAACAATTGTCAATAGAACAAAAAAATATCTTGCAAACAATCGACCAGATTTTTTAATAATTGGGTGGAGCACATGGGAACGTGACACATGGTATTGGCAAGGGCAAGCATATAATATCACTGCTTCGGGCACGGACACTGTGCCCGACGAGCTAAAAGAAAAATATAAACATTGGGTAATAGAACAAGACCTGCCCGAGGTGCAATGGGCGCACGAATTCACTGCACACGACGACATTTGGAAACTACATCTGGAGTTAACTGCTGAAAAAATACCGCACTTGTTCTTCAACTGTTTCCATCATTTCTTTTATGTCCAACGTCAAACTCGTCCAAGGTACGATTGGGGTAACTGTTATATCGACCCGTATGATCAACGGCAGACCTACTATTATTGGCTAGAAGATCAAGGGTTTACTCCTGCCAATCCTAAATTCTATCACTATGGTGCAGATGCACACCTTGCATGGGCTGATTTTTTATTACCAAAAATAAAAAATATATTGACATTATCTAAATAAACTGCTATTATTACTACATGAGATACTTAATAGTCGACACTGCTAATACATTTTTCCGCGCAAGGCACGCGGCCCACCGCCAAAGCGATACTTGGGATAAACTGGGATTCGCTTTACACGTTACACTTGGCAGCGTTAACAAAGCATGGCGTGATCAAAAAGCTGACCATGTTGTGTTCTGTTTAGAAGGACGTAGCTGGCGCAAAGATCACTACGCACCCTATAAAAAGAATCGTGCTGTCGCTCGTGCTGCATTAACCGAAACTCAGCAAGAAGAAGACAAGTTGTTTTGGGAAACTTTTGACAATCTCAAAGATTATCTGGTAAACAGCACAAACTGTACAGTGATGCAACACTCACAGTTGGAAGCAGATGATTTGATTGGTGGTTGGATTCAAAGTCACCCCGACGATGATCATGTTATTGTCAGCAGTGACAGTGATTTTTATCAATTACTGGCTGGCAATGTAAAACAGTACAACGGCATATCTGACGAATTACATACTCTGGAAGGTATTTTTGATAAGAAAGGCAAACTTGTTATCGATAAGAAAACAAAAGAGCCCAAAAAGATTCCAGACCCCAAGTGGATTCTGTTTGAAAAGTGTATGCGTGGAGACCCGACTGACAACATCTTTAGTGCATACCCCGGTGTGCGTACTAAAGGTAGTAAAAACAAAGTTGGTCTATTGGAAGCATATGATGATCGCAAATCAAAAGGCTTCAACTGGAATAACTTAATGTTACAACGATGGACGGACCATAATGGTGAAGAACATCGTGTGCTAGATGACTACGAGCGCAATCGTGTACTAGTTGACTTGACTGCACAACCCAAGAACATTAAAGAAGTTATCAACAGCACCATTAAAGAAAATGCAGTTACTAAACAGATACCGATGGTGGGTGCAAAGTTTTTGAAACTGTGTGGCAAGTATGAACTTACTCGACTTAGCGAACAAGCACAAAGTTATAGCGACTTTTTAAATTCTGGTTACCGAGGACAAAAATGACATTAGAAGCAAAAACCGTACTCAAAGACAAGTACTGGATTGTTGAACATAGCGGAGAGAAAATTGCTATTATTCAAGCAATAGACGAGGGAGGATTTGTGTATGCATCTGTATCCGAACGCAAACAGTATCCTACGATTAAATTGTTGAGCAAAGAGCATAATATTGTTTTTGCAAAAGAACCTACAAAATCTAAGTCAGCAGGTGAACATGAAATATACGGATTCCCTACTAATTGTAAACCGTGGAATGTCTTATACGATGTGAAACACCAATTTCCAATTTACACTAAAACAAGTAAAAGCAAAAGTTATTATTGTGCTGGACATTATATTATCAGATTCAACAATGGTTGGGTTAAAAGCTATTGTCCTAAGTTTATCACCCTCAATCGATATGATTTCCAAGGTCCGTTTAAAACCAAAGAAGAAATGCAAGAACAATTAAGGATTGCAAATGGAAAATAATAATTTAACATTGCATGTTAAAATGTTCAGCGATAAAGTTAAATTGATGAATCAGACAGGCAAACAAAATTTAACATTGGGTGCACAAGAAGCAAGAAACTTGCATACAGATATATTTGACTTGTTGGCATTTTGCACAAGACTGTCGAAACAGTCGAATTTAGAACAGAATACGACTGTAAACATCGGAATGGACGGTGGAAACTGGTAATTATGTACGCAGTTTTCAATGATAAATAAACTAGTAATATCAAATAATCATGAGTAGACCTAAGCCCAATGTTCTAATAGAACACGTTAACAAAACAAATTACAAAACTGAACAAGTGTTGAGTAGTGAGGGCGTGTGGGCCGTGTATTATGAAAGTAAACCGATTAACTTAAAATCTGGTAATATGTTAGTTTCGTATCCAGGTCCTAAATACAAAAAGACTAGTTTTAGTAATCCGGGACATGCAATCAATTTGGCAAAAAAATTGAATGTACTTTTTAAAACCAATCAATTCTCAGTTGTGCTATTAAAAAGTGGCGACCAAATCTTCCCTTAAGAAATACACGCAGGCGCAGTTAACTAAGATATTTTTAACTGCGTCGGGTTTACCAATTGGTAAATTCAGTGAATTAAGATATGATCTTTGGTTCAATCCCAAAGATGATGATTCAATTCGACTTAGTATGAACGGATACAAATTTATATCTAAAATGCTAAGAATTGAATCATATGAATTTCAGTTAAACGAACCATTGACCAATTATAATTTATTGCAATTAGATAGATACTTTCAAAGTATGTATTACATATTGAACAATAAAAAGTTCTTTCTTTTTGAGGAATCCGAAGCAAGTATGCTATCCTTAATGGGCGGTAATTTAAAATCATACTTGGATAATTTAGAAATTAATACCTAAGTACTACTCCTTTGTTGCTTAAACGCAACACAACTTTTGGTTGCTCGAAAATACCATTTTTTGTTATAATATACACATAGCAAAGCAAAACAGGAGTTGAAAATGTCTAAGTTAACTGAATACACAATTGAAATCTACAAAGCAGACAAGCGTATCAAACGTGATGAGCGCTACGGCAAAAACA